ACGCCGGAACCCTTCAGGCCATTTTCGAAGGCGTCGAAAACGCCCGATCCGAAGCGGAGACGGAATGGGGGTTTGAACGCCTCCCGATGCTGGTATCCGACGACCTGCGGGCCAAGCTCTATCGGCAGAAGGTCAAGTGGTCGGAAGCCTATCAGGCGGCCTGGGCGGCGGACACGTTGACGCGCGCCATGCTGGATGATGTCGAGAAGCAGGCGGGCGCCATGAAGCGGGCGTGGGCCGCGCTATCGCAGGCCGCCACCGACGCCGGCCACAGACCCATCAAGCCGTGGGTGTGGGAGATACCGTTGCAGAACGGGACCATCGCCGCCCTGGTCCGAACTGACGCCGAGGTCGCAGACGTTGAGGCGTCCGGTCGGTTCGTTTCGGTCTATACGGCCCGCGAGATCGGGAATATCATCGACGCCCTGCCCCCGACTCTGGTCGAAGCAAAGCGCGTGTTCCCCGGTTCCAAGTTTCAAGGCTCGTTCAGCCGCGCCTGGGTGAAGGACGGCGATGAGATTCCATTTTGACAACGGAGCAAGCCGCATGACCTACCGCAACGCAGACACCCGCATCCGTGAAGCCTTCGCCGCACTGAGAGCGGAGATCGAGGGGGTGTTCGGGGAGCAGCCCGCGCTGACGCTGGAAAACAGCGCGGAGGAATGGGACGCCGCTCCGATCCCCGCTGCGATTTTAGGGGCGCTTCCGGCTTTGGAAAACTGGCTCCACCACTACGCCAAACAACCCGCAAGCGAGGGGTGAGGGATGCCCGCCCGCCGAACAGCCAAAGCCCGCGCGCTCCAATCCATCGCCCTGGCCCAAGCGGCGAAGGTGCGGCAAGCCAACGTCCGAGCCGCAGAACGAGAGCGCGCTAAGGCCGAGGCTCTGGAGGTGTCAACCGGCGTAGACGAGACCGTCGCGCTTGCCGAGGGGCGCGGGGAAGCGTTCGAGCGCCCGAAGCAACGACCGGGGGAGCGCGCCAAGCCGGTTCGCCGCTTGAGCGGCCTGGCCTACCTCGTCAGCCGCAAGGTGCTGTCCACCGAGCTTGCACAGATCGGAGAGGCATGGGGAGACCTCTACCGCCAAGCCTACGGAGACCCCCCGCTTCGATCCTGCATCAACGACAGCATCGGCGGAGGCGGAGACCCTACAGGATCGGCCTTGGTCGCCGCGCAGGCCCGCGTGGTGGCGCAACGCAGGCTCCGGGCTATGTCGGGCCACATCGAAGCCGTACCGGCCCTGTGGGGCGCTCTGGTGGCGATTGCGGGCATAGGTCTCACGCCACGCCAGTTCGCGGGAACGGAGAAGGCGGCGCTCGTGGTGCAGACGCGGCTTGTCGATGCGCTAGAGTTGATGCGGGCGGGTGTGAGGCGTGCGGCTTAGCTATTGACACCGCCCGCGAACAACACAACAAAACCCTAAAGCCCGCAGCGCGTCCGCGCCGGGCCATCGGTCAGGGGGTTCCCATGACCTACGCCGGCAAGCCTATCCACACACTCACCGAAGCCGAGCTAGACGAAGCGGCTGTGCGCTGAACACGCCCGACTTGCGATGGAAGTCTATCGCGCCAACACACGCGCACTCGCTGAGATAGCTTCCGCACGCGAGCGCCAAGGGGCGACGGTTAACTAGGGGCAGTCAAGGACGAGGGTTTTTCTTGCCTATAAAAGACTGGCCAGCAGATCACGTCGAGCGTCGGGCAATCGACACGCTGATCCCTTACGCCTCGAACGCGAGAACGCACTCGGACGAACAGGTCGCGCAGATCGCGGCAAGCATGAGGGAGTGGGGCTGGACCAACCCCATCCTGATCGACGACGCGGGAATGATTATTGCCGGCCACGGTCGGGTGATGGCGGCTCGCAAGCTCGGCCTGAAGGACGCGCCGGTCATGGTGGCGTCTGGTTGGACCGAGGCGCAAAAGAAAGCCTATGTGCTGGCGGACAACCAGTTGGCGCTCAACGCGGGCTGGAACGCGGAACTGCTATCGACTGAGATCAAGGGCCTGGACGAGTTGGGCTTTGACCTGACGCTGTTGGGCTTCGGTGACCTGGGCGCGTTGCTTGCGGATAAGACCGAGGGCCTAACCGATCCTGACGCGGTGCCCGAGGTTCCGGTCGATCCGATTACGGTCCTTGGCGACGTGTGGCTGCTGGGAAAGCACCGGCTGGTCTGCGGCGACAGTACGACGGTCGAGGCCGTGGATGCCTGCCTGAACGGCGTTAAGCCGCACCTGATGGTGACTGACCCGCCTTATGGCGTGGAGTACGATGCAGACTGGCGGAACCACACCGGAGACAGCACCCGAACAGGTCGGGCAGTTGGCAAGGTCCTGAACGACGACAAGGCCGACTGGTCCGAGGCGTGGGCGCTGTTCCCCGGCGACGTGGCCTATGTCTGGCACGCGGGAAACATGGCGCACACGGTAGCTGAAAGCCTGATCGCCAACGGCCTGCACCTCCGAGCGCAGATCATCTGGAACAAATCCAACCTCGTCATCGGGCGGGGTGACTACCATCCGAAGCACGAGCCCTGCTGGTACGCCGTCCGCAAGGGCAGGCCCGGTCACTACGACGGCGGTCGCAAGCAGACGACGGTCTGGGACATCGACAAGCCCCGCAAATCCGAGACCGGCCACAGCACGCAGAAGCCCGTCGAGTGCATGAAGCGGCCCATCGAGAACAACAGCAGCCCCGGCCAGGCGGTCTATGAGCCGTTCAGCGGCTCGGGGACCACCATCATCGCCGGTGAGATGACCGGACGCAGCATCCACGCCATAGAACTGAGTCCGGCTTACGTTGATGTGGCCATCAAGCGCTGGCAGGACTTTACGGGCCAGCAGGCCACGCGCGAGAGCGACGGCGTGGCGTTTGCCGATCTGGCTGCGGAGCGTGAACAGAAAGCCGCCGCATGACGAAGCCCAACAAGGGCGGGCGCCCACCGCATGAGCCGACGCCGCAGCTTCGATCCCAGGTTGAGAGCATGTGCGGCTTTGGCATCCCGGCTGACGAGATAGCGCGGTCCATCGGCATCTCGGCGGACACGCTGCGGAAATACTACCGCGAGGAACTGGACAACGGCACGACCAAGGCCAACACGGCGGTCGCGCAGAGCCTTTACAAGAAGGCGCTCGGTGACGGGACCAGCGCGGTCACGGCGGCCATCTTCTGGCTCAAGACCCGCGCTGGCTGGAAAGAGACGCTGAACGTGAACCACGAGGGTGAAGTTCGCGTGGGGCTGGTCGAGCGGCGCGTCGTTGACCCGAAAAGTTGAGATAGACACTGCGCGCGTCTTCGTCCCGCTGCTTCATCCCGCTCGCTACAAAGGCGCCTGGGGTGGTCGCGGATCGGGCAAGTCGCATTTCTTCGCGGGCCTCATGGTCGAGGAACACCTGGCGCAGCGCGGCGCTCTCAGCGTGTGTGTTCGTGAGGTGCAGAAGTCTCTGGCGCAAAGCTCGAAGCGGCTGATTGAACAAAAGCTATCGGACTACGGCCTCGGAGAGGCTGACGGCTTCCGCGTTCTCAATGACCGGATCGAAACGCCCGGCGGTGGTTTGATCACGTTCGTCGGGATGCAGGACCACACGGCGGAAAGCATCAAGTCGCTGGAGGGTTTCCAGCGGGCCTGGGTTGAAGAAGCGCAAAGCCTGAGCGCGCGCAGCCTGACGCTTCTCCGTCCGACGATCCGCGCCAAGGCGTCGGAACTGTGGTTCTCGTGGAACCCGAACCGCAAGACCGACCCGGTTGATACGCTTCTGAGGGGCGAACACCAGCCGACCGGCGCCCAAGTAGTCAGGGCCAACTGGTCAGACAATCCGTGGTTCCCGGTCGAGCTTGAACGCGAGCGGCTGGACGATCAATCGGCCCGGCCCGATCAGTATGACCACATTTGGGAAGGCGGCTACGCCAAGGTGACCGAGGGCGCTTACTACGCGGCAAGCCTGACCGAAGCGCGGAAGGAAAACCGCATCGGCTTCGTGGCCCGCGATCCGAACATGGCGATCCGGACCTTCTGGGACCTTGGCCGGCGCGACCACACGGCGATCTGGGTGGCGCAATGGGTGGGCCAGAAGATTACCCTGCTGGACTACATCGAGGGCTCGGGTCAGCCGCCTAGCTACTACTTCGAAGAGCTACGCCAGCGCGGTTATCGCGGCTGCATGGTCTATCTGCCGCACGACGGCTCAAGGGTCGGTCCTGAGAACCACAACGGCAAGAGCTACGAGGACCAGGCGCGGGAAGCGGGCTTTGACGTTGAGGTGATCCGCAACCAAGGGCCATCGGCGGCCATGCTTCGGATCGACGCTGGGCGGCGGTTGTTTTCTCGGATGTGGTTCAACGAGGCGACGACGGCGGACGGGCTTGAGGTGTTGGGCGCGTACCACGAGCGCCGCGATGACAAGCGCGAGATTGGCCTCGGGCCTGAGCACGATTGGGCCTCACACGGCGCGGACGCTTTCGGGCTTCTGGCGGTGGCGTATGAAGAACCGCTGATCGCGCGGAAGCCGAAGCAGAACTACGTCGGGGCGGGAGGCTGGATGGGTTGATGGACGAGATCAAGGAAGCCCGCGAAGCCTTCGACCACATCGCAGAGTATGAGTCACAGGCCCGCCAACAGTTCGACACGAACATCGCCTTTGCGATGATGGAGGAGCAGTGGCCTGAGGCCGTGCGCCGTCAGCGTGAACTGGACGGGCGCCCTTGCCTGACTATCAACCGCCTGGCCGTGCTTGGCCGGCAGGTTGTCAACGACGCCCGCCAGAACAAGCCGGGGATTATCGTCAGCCCATCGGATGACAACGCCGACCCTGAGACGGCGGAAATCTTTAGCGGCCTAATCCGCAACATCGAGGCCTCGTCCAACGCCGAGGTGGCTTACGACACCGCGCTAGAGCAGGCCGTGTTTGGGGGCTTCGGCTACTTCAGGATCAACACCGCCTACACGTCCGACGACACGTTTGAACAGGACATCGTTATCGAGCGCATCTCCAACGCGCTCAGCGTGTACGGCGACTGCGACTCCACGGCGGCGGATTCGAGCGATTGGAACGTCGCCTTCGTCACGGACAACATCTCAAAGACCGAGTTTGAGAAGCGCTTCAAGGGCGCCGATCCGGTCGATTGGGAAGACGACGCGTGGCGCGATGTGGGCTCGCCCTGGCGCGACGGCGATCAAGTGATGATTGCCGAGTGGTGGAAGCGCGAAGAGGTCAAGCGGTCGATTGTGCTTCTGTCCGACGGGCAGGTCATGGATGCCGCCGACTACGCCGCGCAGAAGGATTTATTCGACGCCATCGGGCTCGAGGTGACCGCCGAGCGGGACGTGAAGTCTCACAAGGTCATTCAGCGCCTCATGTCGGGCGCGGAGGAACTGTCGAAGGTCGAGTGGGCGGGGAAATACATCCCGATCATCCCGGTCTATGGCACGGAGGTGAACTATCGCGGCAAGCGTTACTGGCGCTCGCTGACGCAGGGCGCGATGGACGCCCAGCGGATGTTCAACTACTGGCGCACGGCGGCGACGGAGCTTGTCGCGCTTGCGCCCAAGGCCCCGTTCATCGGCCCCAAGGGCGCGTTCGTGACTGATGCGCCGAAGTGGGCGTCGGCCAACACGCAAAGCCATGCGTTCATTGAGTACGACGGCGGCACACCACCCCAACGGCAAGCCTTCGCGGGTGTTCCGGCCGGCGCGGTGCAGGAGGCCCTTAACGCCGCCGACGACATCAAGGCCACGGTCGGCATCTTCGACGCGGGCGTCGGCGCGCGGTCAAACGAGACCAGCGGCGTTGCAATCCGTCAGCGCCAGCTTGAGAGCGACGTTTCGACGTTCCACTTTATCGACAACCTGTCCCGAGCCATTCGTCACGCGGGCCGGGTGCTGATCGACCTCATACCGCAAGTCTATTCGGTCCCGCGCGTGGTTCGCATCCTGGGCATCGACGGCACGCCCGACATGGCCCGCGTGAATGAGCCGGTGACGGAACAGGTGCGCGACCCAGAGACCGGCCAGGTGCAGGAGATCAGCAAGATTTACGACCTTGGCGCGGGCAAGTACGATTGCGTGGTCAAGGCCGGGCCTTCGTTCTCAACGCAGCGCGAGGAAGCCGCGACGCAGATGATCGAACTGATCCGCGCCTATCCCGACGCGGCCCCGCTGATCGGCGACCTGCTCGCCAAGAGTCTGGATTGGCCCGGTGCGGATGAAATCGCCGAGCGCATGGAGATGATGCTCCCGCCGCAGCTTCGCGGCGAGGGTGCGGAGGGTGCGCCCGCCGGCCCGCCGCAAGAGGAAGTCGCGGCGATGATGCAGCAGATGCAGACGCAATTGCAGGCGCTCGCCACGGAGAACGAACAACTTAAGGCGCAGTACGAGCTTAAGGCCCAAGAGATTCAGGTGAAGCGGTTTGACGCCGAGACCAAGCGCATCCAGGCCATGAAGCCCCCGCCACTGCCGAAAGAGGTGGGCGGCTTTGCATAGAGATTCCGGCAACCCCGGATAACAGCGCCGTCGAGATGACGCCGCAATCCCTGAGAAGGAACCCAATGTCCGAAACCGAGACCAACCCGGAAGCCCTTGAGGCTGAGGGAGTCGAGGCCGAGGCGGAAGCCACGACCGAAGACCAGACCGAAGGCTTGGAGACCGAGGCGACCGAAGGCGACGAGCCCGAGGCCGAACCGGAGGAAGAGACCGAGGAAGTCGAATGGGACGGCAAAAAGTACGCTCTGCCCAAGACGCTCAAAGCGGGCTTGATGATGCAGGCGGACTACACCCGCAAGACGCAGGAAGTCGCGGAACAGAGGAAGGCCCTGGGCGCCCGCTATGCGGAGATCGAACAGCAAGCCGAGCTTCAACGCGCCACCCTGACCGAGCGGGTCCAGCTAGAGACCCTGACGGGCCAGCTACAGCAATTTCAGTCGCTCGATTGGGACCAATTCGAGTCTCAGTACGGCGCGAGTGCGGTTGCCAAGGCGATGGCCCAATGGCGAGGGCTGGAATCCAAGGTCGGGCAACTGACCTCGGAAATCACCGAAAAGGAAACCGCGATCCGTCTGCAAAAGGACCAGGCCGCCGAGGCCGCCTTGCAGGAAGCGGACAAGATTCTTTCTCGGGAGGTGCAGGGCTACGGCCCGGCGCTTGTGCAGCAGGTGGCGCAAGTCGCGGTCGCGTACGGCATCACGCCGGACGAGATCAAGGCTTCGTTCATCAGCG